GTAGTTAATGTAGTATTTGGAGGAGAAAACATTATGCTATCAGTGTAAACTGTCCTGTACCGCCATATTTACTATGATCCCTCATAGTAAACGCCATCTGTCTTGGAGACTGATAGACGAATGACACATGGATCCATACTGTAGTCTTACCAGAATACTCAAGGATTAGTTGGTCAAATGGTATTAACTGTGATATGTTTTGTATAGCTTCATAGTGTTTAGCTCTATCAAATCCTGGTATGATGATGTCTGCAGCTTGACCTAAGTAGTGTTGTGATGTAGCACTTGACTTAGCTACGTCACCTGGTCTACGGAAGCCAGACGTTATGATCATGCCTGGATATAGGTCAATGATTGGCTCTAAACAGTTCTCAGCAAGACCTTTTAGGTTACATACGATCTCTTGTGCTGTCAATCCTTGTTGGTTGACAGGTAACCGTGTGCCATTAGATGTCAATGAACCTAGTGTAAAGTGCGTTGATAGTTGTAGGTCTGCAGAGAACTTATCCATTCCAGATATGACGCTACAGCTCTTAGGTAGTGTCGTGCCTCCACCTGTACCAGCTCCGGCAGATCCTTTTTCAGTACCATAGTCTTTGTCTGCTGCAATGAGTGTACCATCACTTATTTGTTTTTCTGTATATGCAGATGCATCTCCCTCTTCAGGTGTCTCATAGTGTGCAGCAGCTTCTGCTCCTCGTGTTATGACTACTAACTCACTGAATGTTGGTTCTTCGGGTGTAGCTGTAGTTAAAGTAGCAAGACCCGTTCCAGCTGCGTTACCTGCACGGCCATCATTTAAATCAATACGCGTAGCATCTGCATTAAACGTTGCACCAGCTTTGATGTTTGTAGCTGCAGCAGACTGAATGTTTACACTATTTGCAGATAAGACATTTACTGGGTCTGAATATGTTTCAATGTTAACACCTTTTGCTTTTAGGTTATATGTACCTGCCACATCTACGTTCATGTTACCATTAACGTTCATATTAACATTACCTACGACCTCAACGTTCATAGCGTTCTTAACTAATACATTACTGTCTCCATCAATGGTTACATCGAGTGCACCTTTGATTAATACTTTACCATTACGTTCAAGTATCTCGTACTTGTCACCGACTATACGATTGACCTGTGTACCATTTGCATCGATCTCGTTATACGTACCAGAGGTGTGGTAGATGTGTATACGTTCTGAGTGTTCTGTGTCATCAAACTCCATGACATGACCAGACTCTGTCATGAATACATGGTTATATGGATACTTAGCATTGTATGGGATATATGATTGGTCCCATGTCTTACCATTAACTGTTGGCACATTAAGCTCTCTTGCTAGTTCCTTCTTATAGACGATCGTCTTCTTGATGTCTTCATGTCTTGCAAGCTTATTAGTATCTGGTTCATTAAGGTATAATGGATACTTACCTTTAGGGTCTTTGAAACCCATCACAACACCACCACCATTATTTGTTAGACCTGATGGATTTGCAGATGATTCTACTGGAGCTTTTGCAGGTGTATTGACTGGTGTTAGATCACCTGTAATACTTGGCACACCATCTTTAAGGAATAGCTGTCTCTCAGCACTCCTGCGTCGTACTAAACCTGGCTCTACTACTCCACCAGCTTTGATGTAGTCTGAGAATAATGTGGCTGAGTCAAGATACTTAGTTGCATCAAGCTCTTTTTTAAGTGATGACTTATTAAATGTACCAGATCCTAAGTTATATGTAAAGCAACAAAGAGAGTCATACATTGACTGAGTAATAGGTGCTTTGACTGTTGATATGGATGGAGATACGTTAGTCTTGATATGAGCTAATAATGCCGCTTCTGCTTGTGATTCTGATATAGTTTGTCCAGGTTGTACTGGAGTTCCATTGATCATCGTACTGCCATAACCTATGGTCCATTTACCAACAGAGTCTTGATACGATGTTAGTCTTAAACCTTCAAACTGTTTGATTAAGTCGATAGCATCTTGCGATGGGCTTAATGAGTTAGCTTGACTTAAACCAGTTGATTCAGGAGTAGGAGCAGCATCAGAGTTTGTTACCGTATTACCGTTAGAGTCTGTGATGGTCTGTTGATTATTACCAGGTAACATGCCATCTTCTTTAAGGATCATCTGATCATTGTCTTGATCTATGTTGCCTTGAGCTTGCGGGATACCACCAATTGAGCCTAAGTTGATAGGTTGTTGTTCATCCTCATCTCTGAACATGACAACTACCCATGTGCCTTCGACTGGGCCTAATGGTGTATGACCAATACCCGATATGGCAGCAGACGTGATAGGTTGCATAGGATATGCCCATGGCAAGTCTTCAGTCTTTAGAGTAGCTTTATCGTAGTTATGTAGACCGACTACACGGACTTGGCATCTACCAAGCTTAAGCGGGTCTTGTCTGTTCTCAACGCATCCTGTATACAACTTCATTATAAATTACCACCTTTGTTTAAATCAACTATGAATGAGTCTTTGATCAACTCAATATGACACTGATGTTTCTCTCTATCTATAAAATGGTTTATGCCTGATATGATGTAGTAACCAGAAAACATATTATCAGTCGTATCTTTTGTTGTATCTGTATTAGTAATTGGATTAAACTTATTTAAGTTTACTTTAACTTTTTTGCCTACTGTATAGTCAGTACGACCAGGAACGACTATCTGTATCTTAGTAGCCTCAGCTTGTTGTAGTAATGATATACGCTTCTGAATAGTCTTTGAGTTTGTTACATCACCAAAGTTATTAAAGTTACCATGATACTTTGGATATGTAAATCCCATAGTATTTGCTCTACGTATTAACTTATCAGAAGCTACCGGAAACTCGTTTAAGTGCTTCTCTTTTGGAAAGTCTGTTAACATATCAAAGATCTTAACGATGTACTTCTTGGTAGTGAGATCATAGTTAGTCATCTTGTTTGAGTACATACCTGAACGAGCGCGTTCTATATAGTCATACACTACAGGTATACTTATCTCAATGATCCTTTGGTATTCTTTTTCTACATTTCTTGTTGTCCTACCATCAGTTGTAAAGTCTCTCATATATGAATCATATACAAACTCTTGGACTATGTCCTTTGAGTATAATGATTCTAATGATACGAAGTTAAGGCCTTCTCTGTTTTCAAAGAATATGAAGTTTGCTGTACCGTTTATGTTAGATGATGTCTCTGCTGTATAGTTTAGACTCTTTACTGGCGGCCAATAGTTTGATATGAACTTAACACCGTTTGGAGTGTCTTCTATATTAACTTTCTTCTTAGTCTCAAGTCCATTGACTTTATCCGTGATGATCGATCTTGCTATATCAGAACACTTACCTTGATATGCTTTACTTATGGCTTTGTTTAGGTCTACTATAGCTTCTCTTGACATGAAGTGTAGTTCATATATCAAGTTCCTATCACCTGCCATTTCTCTGTTTGCCATCTTATAGATGTAAAATTGGTCATCTATGGTTTGTGACTTAGTCGTAAACGATGGTGTATGGATCTTTATGTTAACATACTCTTCGCCAACAAATGGGAATAAATTTGCAAGGTCTAATGAATCCTTTAATGCTAGAACACCTGAAAAGAATGGGGAGAATAGGTCTTCATATAACTCAAGTGCTACGACTTGGTTAGTAACGTCTTGACCGTAACCATTAGATGCGATGATCTCGATCTTGTCGATGGCTATGTCGCCAGCAAACCGTATTACTTCATTATCAGCTGCCATTATATAATATCTTTAAAGTTTTTTAATATAGTATTAAGTAAAGAAGGTGAGATGAGTTTAATCCTACGCTTTGACTCATTAACTGTTGTCTCATAATCATAGTTAGACACAGAAGTACCTTGAGACGAATCTACTATAAAGCCTTTATTATTGACATAATGATGAGTGTCATACTCATGACCTACACCATACTTAGATGTGATATGAGCTTCTAGTTCAGGTATAGGTAAAGGAAAGTCATCCACATAATTAAACTTATTATTGCACAGCATGACTACCCAATGATACAGAGGACTACCATACACCTTTTCTGAGATGATCTCAGGTGTATCGCCGTCTCGTACATCATACTCATCATAGAGTGTTATGTTAGCAAGGATCTCTGTACGAACACGTACGTTCTGTGAGATGTCTTTAACTAGTTTATGCTCTGTCTTACCGTTAATCTTAAACGGGTATAAGAATGATGGGAAGTTATCGAAGTACATTATAGTTTATCCTGTATTTTCTCTTTAGTAAGAGTTGCAAGTTCTTTAAATGTTAGTGTTACATTAATTTGTGTAGGCATACCATTGCGGAAAGAAGTAAACTGTCCGTTTGGCGTGTAGTTAACTACCATGTCTGTAAGCACGCATGATGTATGTCTATTAACGTGTAAGTTCTCTTGTGCACCGTTATAGTAGAATATATCAAACTCAGATGGGTATACGTATAAGAAGTTGTTTGCATCTTTAAACTCTGGATGCATGTGTAGTTTAAATTGATAGATGATGTTCTCTACGTTTGCAGCTTCTGATGCGTCCCTTGGATAAAACTGGTAGTCAAATGTAAATGTCCTAAACTGTACGTTTTTGAATAACTGTTCTTTTCTTGGGTTAGGTGCAAGACCTGTTAGTCTTGATATGCCACCTGTGCCTGGAATCTTAAGACCTGCGGCTACTGCTCCAGCCATTACGTTAGGGTTTCTTAAAGCATCTTGTATGACATTACTCATACCTTTTTGTGTAGCAGCCTTTTGCATGGCTGAACCGCCGCCTGCTGCAGCAAGACCCATAGCATAGATGTCAAGGTCTTCCTCTTCATAGTTGACGCTGTATGTCGTCTGCATAGTATTAGGTGCATGTAATGCGATAGCTGTCTTTAATCTTTTCTTTTGACCTGAGAATGTAGATCCTACTTGTTTTAATGCGAGGTCTGCACCGATCGCTGTACCGCTGATCGTAGCGAACGTCTTGATGCCAGCTTGTGCTGCTAATCCTGCAACTCCCGCCGGAATAGCTGTGCCAGCGACGGCATTAGCTGCTGTACCACCATACTTGTTTGATAATGCAGATAGATCACCGTAATCTCTTGGTGTAGCATCAGTAACTGTTTGTAATGTGCCATCTTTTAATAGCTTTGAGTCAGATGCTATGTTGATATAGAATATGACATAGTTACTACCATACTCGCCTAATGAACCCATAAGGTCAGAAGGATACTGTAGTTGATCTATTGAATACTTGTTATTATCAAACGATGCAGCTCCGCCTCTTGCTGAATAAAGGTTTTTGCTGTTTGAACTTGTCGCCGTATCTCCTATTGGAGATGCAGCATTAGGATCGTATCCTCCGGTACCTGGGCCGTTGTCTGCCCATCCACCTGAATTCCAATTTGGTCCTATTTCAGCCATGTTATATTCCTAAACGTTTATGTATTATTTATAATAAATACCAGAGATGTTTCATAAAAGAAAATACAAACCAATGTTTCCCGAGAAGTATGAAGGGGACCCTACCAACATTATCATGAGATCCAGTTGGGAGACCCGTTTTGCCTCATGGTGTGATAAGAACCCATCTATCATAAAGTGGTGTTCAGAGGAGACAGTCGTGCCATACAGATGTCCTACAGATAATCGGGTCCACAGGTACTTCATTGATTTTAAGATCCGTGTTAGGACTAGAGATAATAAGACAAAGACATACCTTGTTGAAGTCAAGCCTGCTAAACAGACACAACCTCCAATCTATCCTGGGCGTAAGACAAGACATTACCTTACAGAGTCATTGGCTTTTATTAAGAACCAAGCAAAGTGGCAAGCTGCAACAGAATATTGTAAAGATAGAGGATATGAGTTTGTAATCATCACTGAAAATGAATTAGGCCTAAAATAACATATAAATAGAACATGGCTCAATCAGTTAAAGACATATTTTTACAGAATCAATACGACTTAAAGAAGGCAGCTATTAGGTCTAAGGCATGGTTTCAACAACAAACTACTATTCTTAATAGTCAGAACATTACTGCCCAAAAGGTATTGAAATCCAATTCCAATAAGGTAACACGACAAGTTACTCCAGGAAGTTTATACATGTTTTTATATGATCCAAAGACAAAAGATGAACTACCATACTATGATATGTTTCCATTAGTATTCCCTTATAAGAAGGTATCTGGTGGATTTATGGGTCTAAACATGCACTATCTGCCATATCAACCTCGTGTGATATTATTACAAAGACTCATGGACTTTGCTACAGATAAAGCACTGACAGATAATACAAAGATTAGGTATTCATGGAGTTTAATATCAGGAGCTGCAAAATTTAAATGGGCAGAACCATGTGTTAAACATTACTTAAATTCACATGTAAAGTCGCCATTTAGAAAGATCGATGCCCGAGATTGGACGACTGCTATGTTATTACCAGTTGAGCAGTTCGTAGGAGCAAGCAAGAATAAAGTATGGAAAGATTCATTAGGATACTAAGATGGCATCATTAAACCAATTCATAGCAAGTATTAAGAGCGAAGGGTTAATGCGTAACTCAAGGTTCGCAGTGACCTTTACTCCTCCAAGAAGTATGCAAGGAGCTGGAGCTGCAACAGATATGAGAAAGATCTTGTTATATTGTGATAATGTTAACTTGCCTGGTATGACTCTTGAGACTACACAAGCTAAGACTTTTGGTGAGTATAGAGAGATGCCGTTTAATAAGCTATTCGATAATATCAACATGAGTTTCTATGTAGATAACTCAATGCATGTTAAGAGGATGTTTGATGGTTGGATGGGTGCTATACAAAATCCACAAACAAGAACATTTAATTATTATAAAGATTATACGACTAACATAACGATAGACGTGTTTGACATAGCAGATAAGAATAGGTATCAAGTAGTGTTATACCAATGCTATCCTAAGACTATAAACCCTATAACATTAGACTATGCTGATAAAGAAGTCATGAAGATGACTGTAAGCATGAACTATAAGTATTGGATATCAAGCTCTGTTACTACATCTAAAAATGAATCAGCCACTACTAATAATACAAATAATAATGGTTTAGCTAATGGATTGTTCGGTGATGCTTTAAAAATACCAAGTACATATTTTACCAACTTTGATGGCTTCCAAACAGGATTTAACTCATTTGAGCAAGGTAGAGCTTCGTTATTCTCATCAGAAACCGCTTCTATTGGTCAAGGAAGCATACTAGTTTAAGGAAAACAAATGGCAGATATAAAACAAGGCGTAAGTAGTAATGCTTACCAACATTTAAAAGAAGCAGATACAAACGGAGACGGATACGTCAGCAGCGAAGAGCTTGCTATGTATTTAGAATTCAAACGTAGAGAGCTTGAAGATCAAGACGCTCAGCGAGATGCTATGCGTAAGATGACATGGTTCGCTCTGTGGGGTATGTTGCTCTATCCAGTAACTATAGTTATTGCGTCTTATTTAGATGTAGATGATGCAGCTAAGATCATTGGCAATATTGCTCCTACATACTTTGTAGCTATCTCAGCTTTAGTCGCAGCTTTCTTTGGTGCTAATGCATACTCAGCATCAAAAAAG